CGATGTAAGATACTTATTAATCAGTTTATTCATTATTGGTAGATACTGTTTAATAATCTTGGTCTTGATACCAGTATCTTGTAACATAGTTCTTGCAGCTTCTGAATAAACTTTGTCTTCTCTTAGTTTGTTTTTCTGTTGTTCATAAAGTAAAACTTCAGCTTTAAGTTCTTCTAGCTTGTCAGTATCAGAAGTTACAGCACCATCAGTTTTAAATTGTTTTATTTCTGTCTGCAATTGTGTATTAAACTTTTCCAGCTCTAGAATTGACGAATCAATTTTTGCAATATCAACTTGACATTTTCTAATCGTATCGGTAATTGTTTTGATTTCTTTTCTTCTATTACTTACCTTATCTAGTTCATTCTTTAATTGTTTCATACCATCTTGAAGATTAGACGCATCTTTTTCTTTATGTAAAATCATAGAAGATTTAAACTGTTCATCAATGTGTTGCTCACAAGTTGGGCAGTCTGTATTGTCCTCAAAGAATTTTATCATATGAGTGTGTGTCTTGTGTTTTTCTACAAGAGTAGATTGTATATCTTTTAGTTTTGTACTTTTGGTTTCTATTGATAGTTTATCATCAATAGAAGTAATAGATGTTAGATAATTATGTTCTAATATATTTCGTTCATTAGTTCTCTTAGAAACTTCTTCTTCGTTATTGTTGATAAGTTCTTGTTTTTGTTGAATAATTTTTTCTTTATTTTCTTTTAAGTCTAATATATGATTTTCTTGAAAGCTTATCTTTTCAGAAGTTAAATCATACTTATATTCAATATTTCTAATATCTTCTACAATAGTTTTAATCTTTTGTTTTAAAATCATATTCATAGTAGAGAATATTTGAATATCTAAAATCTCTTCTACAACTTCTCTACGATGTCTAGCCTTTAATTGCATAAAAGGCACAAATGTTGAACTACCAAGAATAACCACTTGTGTAAAAGAACGATAGTTTAGTTTAAGTATCTGTTGTTCAAGAATCTTTTGATAATCTCTTACGTTTGCTTCTAGGTTTAACATAATACCATTTTGATAAATCTCAAATTTATTTGGTTTAATAGAACGCATCACCTTGTAGTGTACTGTTCCAATCTCAAATTCAACTTCAACAATTGTAGCTGAATTGTTAATAGAGTTTATCAATTGATTCTTACTGATACTACGAAATGGTTTACCAAACAATCCAAAACACAATGCATCAAGAACTGTGGATTTACCAGCACCGTTCTCACCAATGATAAGTGTAGTGGGACTATTGTCTAATTGTATTTCGGTAAAGTTATTGCCTGTGGAAAGAAAGTTTTTCCATCTTACATATTTAAAATTAATCAAAGTTCTAAATCCTGAGCTTCAGTGTATAGTTGTCGTTGTAAATTAATGAGTCTTCCCTTGTCCAATGTGGTATCTAACTCCTCAATGTACTTACCGAGCAACGTCATTGTGTCTTGTGTATTTTCTACTATATCATCAGACACAGTATTTGCATCTAAATCAGAAAAATCTTCTATGATTTTAACTTCGTGACAGTCTGCCTTTAGTATTCTATCAATAAACTGGTCAAATTTATACAAATCTTTCTTATTTACAACAATAACTTTAACATAATTATTTTTATGTTTACTTACGTCATATTTTGTATAATCATTTTGTGTGTCATCATAATAAATTTTGTTGTGAATAGTAAGTGGGTTTATTATTCTTTCAAGTTCTCTTGTTTGCGTATCAAAAACATGAAATCCTTTTCTATCATCACAGTCAGACCAATAAAATTCATACGGAGCTCCCAAATAAAATATATGACCGTCATCGGACTTATGGTGAAAATGACCAGAGAAAACAGTATCAAACTTTCCAAAAATGCTTTTATTAATTCCATGTTCGTTTATCAATCCTTTTGCCATTGCAAAACCAGCAACCTCTAAATGACCCATGCAAACTTGAGCATTTGTGTTTTCAATCATTGTTAGAGTATTAGCATGATTTTCATTATTAATCCAAGGTACAAACAGTATAGGTGTATCATCAAACAATACAGTTTCAGCTTCTGGATAAATATGTATCTGTTCATATCTATCACCAAAAAGTTCAGCCACAGAATTTACATCATTTGTATTTTTATAATAAGTATCGTGATTACCAATCAAAACATGAAGTTCTATACCCAGTTCTATAAACTGCTTGACAAATCGTTCACGAACATCTTTTGCTGTTCGGTATGAAACAAATTTACGTCTGTCCATAATATCACCCAAATGAATACAATGAGTAATATTATTTTCTTTTAAGTATGGAAAAAATTGTTTTTCATAAAACTGGTAGAAATATTCATTAAAGTTTACATTATCATTTCTTGCACCAAAGTGAGTGTCGTTAATTATAGCAATCTTCAACCATCTAGCTCCATAAAATTTTCTAAACCTTTTGGGGTTTTGTTTGTATCTTTTTTCTTTGGTTTATAAACAGCCTCATCAGGCACCATTACATTTATATCAAATCCACTAACTTGATATTGTCTGTCATCATGTGGATTTGTGACCCAAGGTATAAACTCTTGTTTTTCAATTAATCTATGTTTTACATGAGTTTGTTTTTTCTCTTTTTGAATCCTACGAATAAATGCATAATATATTATTTGAGTAAAATATGCAAATGGATTGTTTGATTTTTCTGGATTAAAATTATGAAGATATTGAAGACAATTTTCAATACCATCTGAGATCATTTCTTGTTTATATGTGTAGTTAATAAAGTTTGGTCTAAAAGAAAGTCCATTTGCAATTTTAAGAAAACATTCGCCTATATAATTTGAAACTCTAGGTTTTTCTTCACCCATTTCTTCAGCTTCACGACATTCTTCTTTCCACTCTTTCATGGCTTCTAAGAACCTTTTATTGTCCACATAATGTACACCTTTTTTCTTAGGTTTTCGGGCCATATCTATATTCCTTATTAGCAGCTTCATCTAATTGTTTCATTACTTCTTCTGTAAAGTAAGTCTCTGGATCGTTCATAATTGTTTTACCAAATTGAGTCTTACCGTTTGGTAGTTCAATACGAGTAGATACTTGTTTAAATATATCATATTTAACTGCAAGATCAATTAAACCATAATATTTATCAAGACCCTTTTCATATGATAGACGAACATCTACCATCTTGTTCTCAATAGTCAATCGTGATTTGTGATTCTTACAATGTACAATATTACCAACAACCTCTGTACCGTCCTTATCTTTTTTCTTAGATAGGAATATAATAGATGAGGCTGCATATTTCAGTCCAGAACCACCACCCATTTCTTTTGTTGGGAACATAGAACCCATCGAATCATATGTGTGATTTGTGACAATCATTGGTACTTTTGCTTTACCCAGCTTCAGAGTTAACACTCTAAATGCAGCTTTAAGAACTTGAGCCCGTGTCATATCTCTTGTCTCTTTGCCATCAGCAGTATCTTCCACTTCTTTAGTAGTAGACAACATACCTAACGAATCAAGACATAACATCATAGGTTTACGATCAGATTCTTTTTGTTGCATATATGAATCTAATACCTTGAGTGATTGTGTACGAAACTCTTGTACTGTTGTAACAGGAAGAATAACCATACGATTGGGATCAATACCTCTTTCAACTACCATTGATTTTGTAATTGCACTTTCACTTTCAAAGTAAAGTACACCAGCATCTGGATTTGCATCTAAGAAGTTTTTAACCATTCCCATAATAAAGAAGGTTTTACCTGTTGCACTTTCACCTGCTATTGCAGTAATCTTATTTGATGGAAGACCACCATATATACTACCACTTAACAGAGCATTAAATATGTAACTTCCAGAGTCGATGAAACTTTCTACATCACCAGCTTCAACTCCATCACTTACTAATGCAGCATATTCATTTCCCACATCCTTTAGAACTCTTTTCAAAAAGTCATTCATTATATATCACCTTCTTTTCTACTTGCAGAACGCAATGCATCAAAGCCGCCAGGATAACGATCAGATAACTTTGCTACATTTATGTCTATAATTTCTTCAAAAGTAGTATCTAGTGCCATGCAAGCCTGTGCCATGTACCAACATATGTCTCCTAATTCAGAACGTAGATGTCGAATTGTATCTTCATCAATCTCTTTACCTTGAAACAAAACCTTCTTTACAATGTCATTGAACTCACCTACTTCACCAGAAAGTCCAATAGATGCTGTTAAAAGTCTAGAGGTATTCATACCCTGTTCTTCCATGATACCAATACAATTAATCATATCATCAGTATTTTTTGTTGGGTCACTACTGACCGTATCAACAAAGTTAATATAGTCTGTTAGGTTAGTCATTTATATGTCACGCTGCATATCTGCGGCTTCATCAATAAGTGTAGTAATCTCATCAACAGTATTGCATAAAATCTTTACAGTTTGATATTCGTCATCATCATCTCTTCCACTAATTTCAAACATGAATCCATTGTCATACATATTAACCATAAATTGATCATTTACTGATGTGAGTTTACTGCCGAT